CCGTAGTCTTCTGCACCAATACACCATCCTCCATCACTATGTATGAATTCACTATACTATCGTACAACTCCCAGAGACGTCGCCGATTCTCCTCGGTCTGAAATTCTGGAGCCAAAAACTCCCATCGTATGTCCCTCTGCCCAAAAAGTGCAGCACGGAACAATGACGAATCAAACTGAGACTCATCAAGCTCGTACATATTAGGAAAAACACCTAATTTACGTGCCATCGTGTCCCATCCTGACAAAAATTTCGTTTTTCCAACCGCGGAAAAGCTACGCTCTATAGCACCATCATAAAATCGTTCATTCGCATCCAAACACATCCTGTTAGCCGAAACACTAAACTCAAAAGGACTCGCCGTAAAAGTACGCAGCGAATTCTCGGCCAATTTCTCAACATCACGAAGCTCACGCTTTTGAGCACACGTCCACAGTGGAGGCAACGCACCCGGTTTACCTAGGGCATTCCAAAAATCCAAAATGACACGCATCGCTTGCGCATCACGCATCATTTGTTTCTTGGTTGTATATTTTAATGTCCATGGATAACCTGGGGAAGTTGTCATATCCATTGCCTGAATACACTCTTCCTGAGTACGCACACGTGAGTTCGACATATGTTGAAAATGTCGTTTGGTCCACTCCCCAGCCATTGCCCAGGCACCCTCGTCCAACACAGGTTGGGCCTTATCGTACTTTGCAGCACTGATATAGCCCGCCTCCATGTTAGCCTTGGCTTGCCTATAGGCGGTGGGTAGTGGTATCTTGAACTTCTCACAAAAATCCCTAAACGAACTATTCAACCGCTCCTTATTCTTGAACACCGCATACCTTGATACACGACCTATACATCGTACATTACCATGGCGAAAGTGCCCATTGAACATGGAGTTGTTTGGTAGCCCGTCTAACCCAAAAGGAAACACGTCGCAGGACGGTATATACTGACTATACCACCTGCTCCATGCTTCCACGCTTGGTGACGGGCGCACTAGAAAGACTGCGGAGCAGTCTTCCCAGTGTTCCCTATACACCTAGCAGTAACTGGTATGAAATAATTGTCGGTACCATCTGTAGCATTATGCCACCCAACCAACTGGTGATTAAAATTAACCACTGGTCCCGTACAATTACCATAATCCGACGCGGATGTGTAGGTAGCCCGTTCCATATAACCCTGGCCGAGAACATCCACACACCCCTCCAATCGCTTTACCACACTCTCCGACGAAGCCAAGTCACTCTTCTGCTCGGCCTCGCTAGAAATGTAAGCGCACATCATAACATTCTCACCCGCCCGAACCATCTTTGTGGCATTGGTGAGACAATATGCGGCAAGCTCACGATGAGCGTGTGGTATAGGCGCCCATAGGGTATCACGTGCAATGAGCTTCATATCCGCCTTACCAATTGAGAATTTGTGATCCCCAAATGTAAAGTGAATAACATCGCCCGCTCCTCGTGTAATATGATGCGCAACTGCCACACCATTAAAACACAAGTTAGCACACAACCCATTGGACACCGTTTCACCAACACAAGTCGCCCAACCAACTGATTTGGCAACACGGTTCACATAAAACGGAGTTTTGCGTTCACCATTAATAGTAACCACAGCCTCCTTCTTTTCACTCAGAGAAGCAGCAAATACTCCATGAGTCAAATTTGAGTTCGAAGCCTTAGCAGCATTGAATTGATCGAGGAAACTTCTCTTCGTCATCCCCAACTGCTCCCAAAACTTCTTCCTCTG